TCTGTGTGCGGTGACATAGTTATTACTGCGTCTACCTCTGGGTGCATCACAGGTGTAGCTTCTAATAGGTTGTTGATTAGCTGCCTGCCGTGTCCTTTCTGGTATGACCAGATTGAGTAAGGGCACAGTACGGTGCCCAACTCGCCATACATCTCTTCACGTTCTGCTAACTTTTCTTCGATCTGCGTGACTTTACCTGCGGCGATAAACTTTAACTGTCTCTCATCTTGCGGTACAAATTTACAGACGATTACACAAACAACTGCGGCTATTTCTCCAGTCTCATTATTAATTTCTGCGTATACATGAAACGGGTCTTCAAACCGCACGCTATTGTCTTTGAATAGTTTAGCTCGCACGGGGTCATCGTCAATCAAATACAGATGGTCTGCGGCGTTACACTTTATCAGCATCTTCAAACTCCTGAAGTATAGCTTCTAGCTTTTCCACCGCTTCGCTTGCACGTTGCAGCATAGCCATAATCTCTTCGGCATCAGCACCATCTACTTCTATTGTTATTTTCATTTGACGTTGTGTATCTCAATTAGCAGGTCAATGCAATGCTTAGCTTTTTCTAAGTCCGACAAGGGCTGTCCTTTCAACTTCCACCTAGTTATGTACTTTACTACATTACCTTCTAGCAGGGACAAGCCATTCTTCTCTGCATATTCAGCAGGTTGAATAGCCATGTTTTTATAATGCGTCCCGCCCGTCTGTTTCTGTAGAGCTGTCTCCTTCGGCAGTGGGTCGGTCGGCTTCGCCATTTGCGCATATATCATTCTCTTCTTCCTTCTGTTTTGGTTTCTCAAAGATTTTTGCCCAGTTCTCCCCGAAGTCTTTAGCAGGAATAAGCAGGGGTCTGCGTCTACTACCTTTTCCACTCATTTGTTTTCCTCTGTTGATTCGTTCTTGCGCATTGGTTGTCTTTTCCTTTCTGACTCGTTCGAAACGCGTGGGTTTATTTCCCCCTATGACTCGCTAGGTGGCATTGGTTGTCTTTTCTCTTATGGCTCGTTCGGTATACTTGGGTTTCTTTTATCATCCGCCTTTCCGCTACAACTGATTGGGTGATTTCCATGTAATGGCTCGTTTCTTTATCATGGTTGTCTACGTACGACTGACTCGCTATGAAATGTTGGTTGTCTTGTTTATTTTGACTCGTTTCCATCCAATGGTTGTCTAACGCCAACTGACACGTTTCTTGCACTTGGTTGTCTACGATTCTGTGACTCGCTCGTGAGCAATGGTTGTCTGCATATTGTTGACTCGTTCGTGAGCTATGGTTGTCTGCTTATTGCTGACTCGCTACTATTGAATGGTTGTCTTAGCCATGCTGACTCGTTTATCTAGTCTGGTTGTTTTTCTCCCTATGACTCGATTACTTAGGCGGCGATCTTATGTACCTTGCCTAACTTAGCTTCATTGTATGTTGGAGCGACGGGTAGACCTTCAAGACTACGCCACTCGTTGTAAAGATCAATCAAGAAAATCTTAATCATGTAACGCACTGCCATGTTGTGCCTGTGGCCTTTGGACTTTTCTTTGTGCGCGTCCATGTGCTCTAAACGATGCTTATAGTCATCGTAAACTTTACGGTACTTACACTTATCCGCAGGTTGTTTAACAAAGCTAGAGCCTAGTACACCAACAAGTTTAGTCTTTAGGAATGGGTTAAACGTAATGCCTTTCTTGGTTTGGATAACACCATCTTTGTCTATGTAATCGCTTTCTTCCAAGTGTTCTTTCTTTCGGCTGCGCCCCTGCCCATCACCTGCAACGTCTAACCCTGCATACTTGTGCAAGCTAGAAGGATACTCAGCCTTGGTAATATCTATTTCACTAAGTATTACCCCTGCCATAGCAGGACCTACACCACGTACCCCTTCAAGGAACTCGGAGTAAATAGGGTAGCCCTTTAGTATGTTACCTAACCGCTTAAAGTGGTTCTTTTCTTGGGTCTCAAGTTCTAAGTAATTATCTACTAGGCATAGCTCAGTGTAATCACTGATTACCTCATCACCCTTAAACGTAGACTGCCTTGGAAAACTAGCTACACCTTCGGTAAGAAGTCTATGTGACCTACGTAGATCGGCGAGTATTTTTTGCCCGTCGTTGTCTATCGTGTCTTCCTTCTCACTCGGTGCTTGCCCAAGTTTAGCTTTAAAGTTACCCACCAAGCGGTTGCCTGTTTGGATTCTGTTTTTCTGGATGTCGTACGCACCCCTTACTATTGTTTTTAAATTGCTCATTATCTCTTCCTTAAAAGTCTGGTTGTATATATTCGTCGATCATTGCGCACCATTGTCTGTAAGTGCATCTACTTAAGCAGTCGATGAGTATCTCGCCCTCGCCTTCTGTAAAGTAGAAATACCCATCGGCTTTAGCAAGCAACGTATCTGTGCTTGAATTCTTCGCCCGTATGTAGGCGTTTAATCCGTCCAGTGTCACCATGTAAGGTCTACCCTTTCTTCTTATTAAAGGCCCGTAGCGTGGGCTAGCCGGTGTACACACAGTGCGGAGAACTAACTGCCTAAGCAGGAGTGATGAGCTACTGTTATACACTGCGGGTGTTGCGGCTATCGCGAACCTACCCACCGCCCGCTGGGGTATACAGGGGGAAACATACTAAAAACCCCTGTAAAACTTAACATTCTCCGTATGATCTGCCATAACCGCCTTCACAATCAAGCGGCAAGTCCGGCGCCCATGTAGGACGCACCCTCATTACTTCCTCGACATGGCGCATCGCCTCCTCCACTTCATCTTCGGGGACAATACAACCTATCGCATCGTGCACGGTCATTACTACTTTGTATTTCTTAGCAACTCTAAGCAACTGCTCACCTATCACAATGCGAGCCAATGCCTGACAAACGTTCTCGATGACCTTCCCACCGTAGATGCGGTTAGGGATTATAGCCCTGCCTTTGCGAGTGTCGTAAACCGTCTCGTCGTACCCGTCCTCTTCCTCTGCCTTTTGAACTCGCAGGTTGGGGTACTTTATATACAGTCCATTGGGTAGGCGTATGCCTGTCGAGCCTTCTACTGTGAGTATTCCAGCACGTCCTAGCTCGTCCACCTTGTCTTCCATCATGGTCTTGAGTGCCTTGTTTGCATCTCTCCACAGGGCAGGTATTTGCGGGTATGTATCACGATATACATCGATAATTCTCTGACATTCTTCCTCTGGTAGGTCGGCTCCGAAGTTCTTTAACTGTGCTCGGAACTTAGCAGCGCCCATGCCGTAGCCTGCCCCTAGTATCGTGGTCTTACCGACAAACCGCTCGTCTTTTGTTATCTCTGTCTCGGGCTTGTCATAGATAGCTGACGCCATGATCTTGTACACATCGTCGCCTCTGTCGAACGCCTCCACCAAGTCTTCTTCCTCTGCTAGCCATGCTAGAGTACGTGCTTCAATCTGAGACAAGTCGCAGTCGATAAACTTATACCCGCTTGGTGCGCACATAGCCTTCTTAAGCTGAGAGCCTCTGGGCAGGTTCTGCATGTTGATCTTGTCGTCCCCACCCCACCGTCCGGTGTGGGCAGCGTAATAACGCAGGGGGATTGGGAGTGTGCCACGTTCTGCAATATCGATAAAGCGTTGAGTGCGCGTCTCCTCAATGGTAGACCTAACCCCAAGTCGGGCAGCAACTATAGCCTGTACCTCTGGGTTCTCATGCTCTTGTAGTGCTTTGAACGCCTCGTCACTCTTGGCGAAAGCAAAGGTCTCCTTGCCTGTCGTGGGGCTTATCTTAGTCGGCGGCTCGATTCCATACGAGCGCAGCAGCTCAGCGAACTGGGGGTTACTCGTTAGCTTTTTCTTGTCATGGGCCACCTTATCCATTAGTGCTTCTTTAGTATCCTTAACTTGTTTTAAGTGGGCCGCCAGTATGTCCTTATCAAGAACTAAAGTAGGCTCACTAAACATGCGGATGGTCAGGTCAATAAGGTTAAGCTCGAACACAGGGAAATCTTTAACAAGCACTTTGAACAGCTTGTAGGTAAGCTCGACATCTTGTTGGCAGTATCCACCGTAGGCTTCCATCTCTGCCTTGGTGAAATCGAGGCGCCGCTTGCCTATTGCATCGTGAACCTCTGTACCCTTCGCGCCTAAGTTATAATATTCAGAGAGGGCGGCTAGGCTACCTCCAACTTCTATAGAGTGGATAGCTCGCGCCATTGCTAGAGTATCTGCAATCTTTTTAGGGCTGATCCCAAAGTGCCAGTTAAGAATAGCCATATCAAACATGGCGTTGTGCGCGAGGGCGATTGAGTTTCCCCAATCAAACTGAGAAAGGAATTCCGCTACCTGTTTCTTTGAACCTGAAAACCAAAGTGGGGCAGCAGCTTCTTGTTGTGGCGCGTGATGATAGTTCTTGACCGCAACGCCAATCACCTCGAAGCGAGGGTCGCGGATATATTCTTCCGTAGTTAGCTTGCGTAGTCCGTAGTCTTTCGCGTAGTAAGTCTCAAAGTCGACCACCAGTAAGTCCATCGTTATTATCCTTGCTCATCACTGTAGTTAAAATGGATTCAAGCTCAGCCATGTTGTCCTCGTTAATTACGCAGGATACACCACCAGCTTTTATAATATCTGCAAGCTCTTTTTGTTGCAGCGGGGTAGGTTTGTTCTTGCCTGCCTTGCACTCGATACCGATGAAGTACCCGCGTAGGCAGCACACTACGTCAGGGATGCCGCTCCTGCCCATGCCGTACGTGGCGGGGAAAAAGTAATACGCGCCATACTCTTTAAGTAAGCGCACTACTTGGTTCTTAACTTTCTTCTCGGGAGTCATAGCCATTCAAGAAGAATAGCCTACTGTTTGGACTTTGTAAAGACATAAAAAACCCCGCACTAGGCGGGGTCGAGGGCAACCTACAATTTGTAGGTTAGTCTGTGGGGTCATCTCCAAATACTACTGCGTTATCTACGTGGGTTTCAAGCACCCTGCGTATCTCGGCAGTGTAGTTGGTGTAGTTGTTTTTAAAATAATCAACCACGTACTCAGGTAATCTTACGTTTGTGTGTACCATAGCAGGCTTAACGCCTTTACCACGTACCCTAGTTTGCGAGTTCATTCGCTACGTCCTCCATTATCCAAAACTGTTCCGAATCAAACTTAAAGCCTATGTTGTCGACAAAACTGTTATCACTCGACAACTTAAGCAAACCTAGAGCACCTCGTACTTTGTCAGGTAAACCGTCGCGTTGGTACGTACGCACTCTAGTGTCACCTTTGCGATACATTTCAAAGCCGCTCTCTACTGCGCGAACATACAGACCTTTCTCGCGATGTTGTGCGCGGTACACTTCTTCCACTAGCTCATGCGTATCGTTGGCTTCGTGGTATCGCTCTAATATGTGCTCGCTGTTACTTGCTTGGAAATACTGTAGCACTGCTTGCGATAGCTGCGGGTCATTAAACAAAGCCGAATCTATTTCCTGCTTAACGCGATCTCTGGCATTGCGCTTCTTGTACACAGTATCGCTGTGTGCCGCAGAAATAGCCCCAGTAATTCGAGCTGCTACTGAGTTAAGATGCTCGATCTTAGTCATGCCATAGAAATACTTACGTATTGTAGCGACGGCTTTGGTCAACGCTTTAGTTTTCATCTTGCGCTTGCGAAGTAAAGCCTCACTTATGCGTGCATTCCAGAACTCAAGCGCACCGTCAGAGTCGTAAGAAATTCTACCCACGCACTCAAGTCGGTCGAAAACAAACACGTTAGTGAACTGCGTGTTGTAGTCTAAGTCTATACAAAAGCTAAGGTTGTGCATTTTAGGTGCGACTTGCAATAGCGTTTTGTACAACAGCTTCTGTGCGTTCTTTACCCCTGAGTAGTACTCAGTAGCATGTTCAGGGAACTCTACTGGCTCATTGAATACTCGCCAATGGTAAACATTCGCAGGCATGTTAGTGAATCTGTGCAGATCGTTTTGTTTCAGTCGTTTAGCAATCTGCTCGACTGTCCCATCCCTTCGTAATAGTTCTGTGAAAGCCATGTTGTTCTCCTTACCACTCGTAGGTTTTGATGATTTCGTCTACTTCTTTCTTAACTTCCTCGCGCACTTCGGGCTTGTCTTTGAACATCTCCTT